ATAAAAACGCGAGGAACTTAGCTTCCGCCTTAGGTTGACAAGTTGCCCTGTAAAATGACCGCTCAAGACGTTGCGAGTGAATGGGGATGCTCCAGACAGGCAGTAGCCAAGTGGGTTGCTAAGGGCATGCCTCTTACAACGATTGAAGAAGCTACGGCTTGGCGATCAGTTCACGGTCAGCGTGCACCTAGAGTTAAGTTAGCCGCGGCCGTGGCGGCCCACGCCGCTGTTCATACAGACCGGCCCTCCATGGAACCGATTCAACCAGGTGAAGATCACGGGGTAGCTGAGTATAGAAGGCATGCCGACGCGGCGGCCCGCTTTGTTTGGGCATGTGTAAATGAATTAATTGAGGCATCAGAAGACAAAGATCCGATGAGGATGCGCGGTGCCTTTTCTGTTTTGCCAAAATTACAGGACAACGCAATCAAACGGCACAATGATTACGAACGAGCCCGTACCGCCGCTGGGTTTGTGATGCCAAAGTCTACCCACGTGGAAGCTATGGACCGGGTGTTTCGTGAGATGCGTTCTGGTCTGGATGATCTAATGCGCACAGCGCCTTCCCGTCTTGAAATGTTAAAGACAGAGGAAGTGAACTTATGGATCACGGATTATTGCACCCGTCTTATGACGAAACTTCAAGAGGCATGATTTCATGACGATTAACAATCATCAGGCAGAACAAGAGGCGCGGGCCAAACATATGAGACCGGGTTACGGATCTGTATCAGCTTGGGCAGAGGCCACCCTTCAGTTCAGTGATCGGTATTCAAAAGTTCAGCCAGGGAAGTTTTCGTTGGATCGCATGCCCTACCTGCGGGAAGTAATCGACTGCTCCACAAATCCAAAAGTTCATGAGCTGGTATTATGCTTTGCTGTGCAGTCTGGAAAGTCTACTGCTTTGCAGGTGATGCTGGCGCACCGGGTGGCGGAGCGCCCGACGGCATCAATGATGGTACTTCCTAGTTTGAAGCTGGCTCGAAGCATTAGCCAGGAGAAGTGGCTGGAGTTGGTAAAGTGTAATCCATGCCTAACGGCAAAGATGCCACCAGATCGTGATCTGATTAAGCTGGACGAGCAAAGATTTACAAACGCAACGGTCTGGTGGGTGGGCGCTGGATCGGACGCAAATCTTTCCAGCCGATCTGCAGGTCTAGTTTTTGCTGACGAGATCGACAAGTTTCCTGATTGGGGAGAGAAGGAAGCGCCGCCTCTTCAGTTGGTTGGGGCTAGGATGGAATCTTTCGCCGATTGGTTGTTCGTTATGGCATCGACCCCCACGCTGGATCGTGGCGTAAACGTCTGGACTGAATACAAGCGCGGTGACCAACGCGTCTACATGGTTCCATGCCCGTTTTGTAAACATCAGATAGAATTAGGGTGGGAGGGGATTAAGTACGATGAAACCGCTTTCGATGCGGAGACTGCCACGTGGGATTTTGATCGGGTGGCGGAATCTACGCGATACGAGTGTCCAGGGTGCAGGGAACTAATCGGACACGAACACAAGGCTTCTATGCTTAATGCGGGCCATTGGAAGCCCACCGCCTTGGGTGAGCCGGGCCGACGTTCTTACCATCTTAATTCCCTTTACTCCCCATTTAAGCGCTGGGGCGAACTCGCCACCCGTTTCCTGCAGGATCGCGACAGCCCGCGTGGCCTGCACTATTTCGTCAACAGCTACCTAGCCCGGCCGTGGTCTCCATCTGCCACTACGGTTAAAGCAAGTAACGTCGACGACGTCATCACCAGCTCGCCTGAATATATTATCGGAGAAATTCCAAGGGAACCCGACGCCATGTTTATGACGGTGGACGTCCAACAAACAGAACTCTGGTGGCTCATTCGCGCCTCAGGAATAGTCAACGGCAAGAGATGGTCGGCCATGGTCGACTACGGATCCTGCGTTGGTTGGGATGCGATCTTGGCCAAGTTTAACGAAAAATATCCCGTTAAAGATTGCCCAGGTAAACTTATCCAGTGCCATGGCGGCCTAGTGGATTCTGGCTACGCCGCCCGTCGCACCGGGGGAGTGTACGAGTTTGTCTTGAACTCCGGCGGAAAATTCTGGGCATCTAAAGGCAGGGGAGCTTCTACGGGTATGCGGGCCAGCGTCATCCGCCAGGTGATCGAGCACCGCGGCCGGGCGGTGAGATTGGTTCAGTACGACGACAACGTCTGGAAAGAACGTCTCTACATCAACAAGATTAAAGACCGCGACACAAAGGATTGGTGGCTCCCTCGTAACACTGGACGCGACTACATCGCTCAGCTTACCGCAGAACGGCTGGTTGAACGTCGGATGAAATTTGGCCATAAAGAACTTGCGTGGGAAGTCGTAGGCGGGAACCACCTTGGAGATACCGAAAAAATGTCCCTCATCATGATCGAGACAATGATCCGCGACGCTGAGCCTCTTCCTGCCCAGCCCGTACCCGTACCAGCATGATTTTTAGAAACTTAATTGCGTACGTTGACAAACTGCTAGGGACAATGGCCGCCCTTTCCCGCAGATTGATACGGGCAGTCGCCACCGATTATTTGGCACAGGCCAGCGGGGTGACTGCTTCCGCCCTGGTATCGCTCGCAGCGGACCGCAACACCGCCATGACGGGCGCCGCCTCCGGCCGAGCACTGGTAGGATCTTCGGCCGGTGGCCAATCCGCCAGCTTCCAGATCGATCTAAAACCCACCGACCGCGTCGAACTCTTCCAAAGCGCCATCGATTATCTCGGCGGCCGCACCCTAACCCGTACCGCAGCGGACTTCACGTTCGTGATTGATAGTTAATATGGCCAACGTCTCCCTCGTTCGTCGATTAGGCGCAGGCATCAAAAGCTTCAGCGCAGGATTTGGCTCTGGCATCAGTACGTTCCAACCTTACGAGGCGGCAGGATTCTCCCGTAAACGACCAGTCATCTACGGTGCGCATGCGAGAGATTCATCACTGGATTTAAGCGAATGGACAAGAACGGAACTTCTCAAACTTGCTCGGCACATGTACCGCAACGTCGGCCTGATTAAAGGCGCCGTCGATTCAATCGCCGCCTACTCCGTCGGCCCTGGACTCCGTCCACAATATCGCGGGACAGATACAGAGTTTGGCAAGTTGGCCGAGCAGTATTGGCGGGACGTAGTGGCGCCTAATCCAGAAGTCACGGGCCGGATGACTTGGACAGATCTGCTCTTAGCACTCAGCCGATCGATCGACGTAGACGGCGACGTATTTGTAATAATGACCGACAAAGGAAAATTACAAGTCGTTGAAGGTCACAGAGTTTGCGAGGGTGATAACTACGAATCTACCGACGGCGTTTTCTTGGGCAAGATGGGCGAGCCTACCGCCTACCTGCTCGAGCTCGGCGACACCTACCGAAAAATAAATTCCGATCTCGTTATTCATCTTATGGAAATGGAACGGCCCGATCAGATCCGTGGCGGATCTAATCTAGCCCGCGCACTCAATCACGTACGCGATCTTAAACTTCTGGGCGAGTTTGAAAAAGACGCACTCAAGTTGCAGGGATCGATCGCCGCCGTCATCACATCAAACGAAGGCGACGCCCTCGCCAGCAGTGGCGGATTCTTTGGTAACATCCAAGCCGCCGACACAGGCGACAACAGCATCGCCCGCGAACAGATCACCAGCTCCGCCACCATCCCGCGTCTCGCCCCTGGGGAAAAGATTGAGATGGTCGCACCCAACCGTCCGAACAACGGCTTTGAACCCTTCGCCAAGTTCCTAATCCGCGACGTCGCTATGGGTCTGGGTCTACCGATCGAGTTTGTTTACGATCCAGCCAGTGTTGGCGGGGCAGGGATGCGATTCATCGTGGCTAAGGCACAGCGCAGATTTGAACAACGCCAACGTCTTTTAGTCGATCGATTCTGTAATCGTTCATGGGCGTACTTCATCGGAAGGGCGATCGCTAACGGGGATCTACCACCCGCAGAAGACTATCGAAAAGTATCCTGGCAGACTCCGAAGTCTTTGACCGTGGACGCAGGCCGTGAAACCCAACAAGCCCGCGAAGACTATAAGGCCGGACTCTCTAGCCTGCAGGATTACTTTGGAGAGCTAGGTCTGGATTGGGAAGAGCAGGTCATGCAGATGAACAAGGAAAAACAGTTTATCGCCGCACTTACACCAGCGGCCGCGCCCATCACCGCCGCTCCAGACGAAGCACCGATCCCAGAAGAACCACAGGCCGACGCTACTGCGACCGATACCACCACCCCTACCGATATCATCACCGATCCGAACGAGGTTAAGCCAGGTCCCAACAGCGCACCCGAGCAGCTCGCCGCCCCATCCTTTATTATGGCCGACGATGCACCCGATTTTAACCTTAGCGCCAAAGAGCTAAACATGATCGTCCGCGCCCTAGGCATCGGCCAAGCCAAGCCTAAAACCAAGAAAAAAAAGTAGTTGCCACAGCCTGCACTAGGAGCAGGCTTAAAGGGTGAGCCGGATATCCTTTGATCCTATTGACGCCCCCGAAACACAGCCTGCGGCCTCCACACAATACTATAACGACGGCACCGTCGTCGTGACCCGGCAGTTCATTACCCTCGGCGCACCATATAACCAGATCTACCCCATCGCTAAACTGCAGGGCGTCCGTTGCGCTGAAGATACTACTGGCATGGTTGGCCGCGTTATGTGGATGTTTCTTAGCGGATTTGGAATCCTCTTTGGTTCTGTCTTAATGTTTTCAGTAGATAGCCCAGTTATGGGTGGATTTTTTATCTGCGCCTCACTCGCCATTCTTTACAAGTGCATCCGCGCTTTTGGTAAATGGTATGTCGAACTAATGCTAGGCGGTTTAAATAATCAAACCCTTGATATGAAGAAAAAAGAGGGCGCCGAGAATCTTGCTTATTGTATTCGTAAAGCCATGCAGGATGCACACACCCCGCCAGAACCCAACCAGCCCGTTGCCTACCAGCCAATGTTTCCAGACCCCGTCCTCACCCGAAACTAATTTGACATCCGTTGGCCGAGTATGGCCAACAAACTCCCGTCCGTTTCCATTCTCACCGTAGGCGAGGCTAAAGGCCACGACCTACTCATCGACCAGACATCTCTCGAACAAGCGCTCGCCGTAGCGCAGACCATGAAGCGGATTAAAGTCACCATGGGCCACGGCGCCCAGGTGGACGGCATCCTCGGCTACATCGACGGCTTTGTCATCAAAGGGGATCGGCTCATGGGCGATCTCACTCTCTTTAGCACCACCCAAGCCCAGTTCGTCCAACACCTAGCCACCGTACTGCCGGAAGGATTCGGCCTGTCCCTCACGTTCAGCGGCGTACCCGCCGAAATGGGCGGCAATCGGTACGCCCGCGTAAGCGAGATCTACGACATCAGCGTCGTTTCCACACCCGCCGCAAACCCCGCTGGGATGTTTTCCGCCTTCAGCTCAGTTGACATCAAAAATCTACAAATGGAAACAGCACCAGTAGTCGAAAAAATTGAAGCGGCCCCCGTGGTCGAAGTCATCGCCACCCCCGAAGTCGCGCCCGTCGTCGCCGCCTTGGCCGAAGTGCCCGCCGCCACGCCTGACGCGCCCGTCGAAACCAAAGCCGCTGAGCCCACCTTGGTGGATATCGCCGCCATGCTCACCGAACTGCTCGGCCTAATGAAAGCCGACGCCGTTTCCGACATTACCGAAGAGCCAGCCATGGATATGGCCAAAAAAGAAGTCGCCGCCATGAGCGCCGTCATCGACGAAAAAACTGTCATCACTCTAGAAAAAGCGAAGACCGATTCTGCAGGTGCGGAACCGATCCCCGCTGAATCCGCCCAGCCGGTTGGCCGCGGTGAGATCCTAAACCAATTCAACCAGGAGAAAGACGATTCCAAACGAATCAAACTTCTCCGCAAATTAGGTCTCTAAAAAGATCTAAAGAAATAAGGAACCAAACACCATGGCCAACACACTCGGAACAACCAATGCAAACGTAATCGCTCAGAGGGCGCTTGAGATCCTCGTAGCCGATTATTCGTTTTTGCGAAGCGGAGTTTCTAATTTTTCCAGCGATGCTGCGAAATACGGAGCTTCAATCTATACGTCCCGCCTCTCTGCTCTTACGGCTGCTGATTATAGCCAGAGCACTGGTTACGCGGGATCGGCGATCACCCAGACGGATGTCGCCATCACGCTAAATAAGTTCAAACACGTGACCTACTCGGTGGACGATCAGGAACGTACTAGCTCAAACATCAATTTGATCGAGCGTTTCGCAGGTGCGGCCGCTCACGCAATCGGATTGCAGATGGTGGGCGATTTGCTCACCCTCGTAACTTCATCGACGTTCACAAACGCGATCACAGTTGCTTCCACCGCCTTTAACTATCGCTCGGTTGTCTCTGCAGGTGCAGTGCTCAACGGGTTGAACTCGCCCGTCAACGGTCGGTACTGCGTACTGGCCCCCTTGTTCTACGGCGCATTAATGAATGACACAACGGTGGTCGCGAATCCTCAGATCACTGGGGACATCGTTCGTGGCGGCGGAATCGGCAAGGTCGCCGGATTCGACGTGAATCAGTATAGCGCAATTCCTAGCAACGGAATCACCTTAGGTGGTTTTTTCGGGCAACAGGAATCACTGCTCATCGCGGCCCGCGTCCCTGAGGTGCCCACAACCGTTATGATCCCAGGAGACATCTCTGTGGTGACGGAACCCCGCACAGGACTAAGTTTACAGGTGCGAGAGGCATATAATATGTCTTTAGGAACCCTCAGCAGAACCTACGCGTTAATATACGGCGTCAAAGCCGGAGAGCCTAACTCTCTCGTACGTATCAACGGAGCCTAAGTCACTCGGAACGGGCGGTGGTCCACTCGGATCACCGCCCCTTCCACCTAAAGAAATCCTCATTCAATGTCTGAATTTACCGAAGCACTCAAAGAATCACTCGCCGTTTTGCACGAGCAAACAGGCACCACCGTCACCATCGGATCTACCGCCGTCACCGGCATCCTTTCCACCATCACCCGCAAAGAGAACGTTGAGCTGGGCGGATTTGATCTGGATCTGAATAGCACCTTCACAATCGATATCTCTTCACTCGCCACCGCACCCACCATCGGATCTGTTCTGGTGGCAAACTCTGTCTCATACCGCATCGTCACCGTCGACACCTCAGTCGGCTCCTACCTCTTGGGCCTTAGAGAAAAGTAACCTCGTTATGGCACCCCGAAATCCTCCTAAAATATCGATCTACTTTATCGCAGGCCACGAGGCCCAGTTCATCGGTAGGGCGTTGGCCGCCTTTAAACCATTCTGTAGCGAGATCATCGTGGCACTCGCCCAGGGTAACCGGCCGGACGACGGCACCCGCGAGATCGCTGAGAAAGCTGGAGCCACCGTCATCACTTACCATAACTCCGGCTCGGCCGCGGACTGGCCCCACGTCGATAATTTTGCCCACGCACGCAACTGCGCACTCAATGCGTGTACTGGCGACTACGCCGTCTGGTTCGATTGCGACGATCTACCCGCCACAGACCTCGATAAATGCTTCACAAGGGCCGTGGAAGCGTTTGAAAAAGATTCAGCCTTGGGGATCTACGCAGGCGTCTACGCCGTTTTAAACGCCAAACTCAACCCAGTAAGGGAACGCATGGTCCGACGCCTACCCGGTGGTGGCTGGTCCGGCACTTGGAACTACGCCGTCCATGAAGCACTCCTGCCCATCGCTGGCCTAAAATCGGTAGGGGAACAGAACGTCTGGTGCGAACACCACTGCGGTGGGTACAAGCCCAACAGCGCAGACCGCAACCTCCGCATCCTAGGCGGTGAACTCAGCCAAGCGGGCAAGTACGCCTACTACTACCAGCAGGAACTATTTTTAGGGAACAAGCGCAACGAGAGCGGAGTCTGGTCCCGCGTCGCCGCCTACTGGCCTAAGCAGGAACCCACCCTGCAATACGAAGCCATGTGCAACTACGCGGCCGCCCACCCCGATCGTGATACCCGCATGCGGCTTTATGCCGAGGCCCATCAGCTTCAGCCCGGCCGCAGGGAAGCACTTTACTACATCGCCCGCGAGGAAGCATCCGTCGGCAGGTGGGGCGCCGTGTACTACATGCTGAAGGCGGCCATGGTCCAGCCCGATCCCGGCATCTCAATTTGGAACTGCCAGCGCTCGATCTACGACTTTGAGTGCATCGACCTTTATATCTGCGCCGCCCGCATGACGGGCGACACGGCCGAAGTGGAGAAGATCGAAACCGCCTGGCGCAAGCAGTGCCCCGTTAAAATTTCCGTCCTTCACGCTACCCGCGGCCGCCCGCAGGAAGCAATTAACGCGCGCGTCCTATGGATGAAGAAAGCGTCCCACCCGCAGAACATAGAGTGGATCTTTTCATGCGATAACGACGACACCACCGCGGCCGTCCTCAAACCATGGAACCCCGTCATGGGCGAGGGGAGCTGCGTAGCCGCATGGAACAGGGCGGCCAAAAAAGCCCAGGGCGAAATCCTCATTCAAACTAGCGACGATTGGGACCCACCCCTCTACTGGGACACGATTGTTACCGAACGCCTGGGCGATCTTAGTAAGCCCAAAGTCTTGGCGATCTCCGACGGGCACCGCACCGACGAACTCCTTTGCATGGCCATTTTAACAAAAGCTCGGCTTATCCAGCAGAGCTCACTTTTTGCAAATGAATACGACGCCTGCTCAGGCATCTTTAGCGATGACGAGTTTAGCCACAGGGCAAAGAAAGACGGCGTCATCGTCCAGGCTAAGGACGTCGTCTTCACCCACAATAATCCAATCTTCACGGGTGCAGTGCAGGACGCGGAATTTAAAAAGCATAACGCCCAAGAAAACTACGTCCTCGGCGAAAAGATATTTAAGGAGCGCAACCCGTGATTCACACCCACAACGGTCTGCGTCTTGGGGATAATCTCATCCAGTTAAACTTCCTCCGCCGTCTTAGCCTGGCGAATCCAGAACTAGAGATTACCCACTACTATAATCCGGGCTTTTGCAAAATGGAGGAGATTGATGCGATGCGTAGCGATATCTCCCTGCGCCTGCGTTTAAAAACAATCGACCAAGCGCCCGCCGAGAGTATCGATTCTTGGCGTAATGCAGGAGGCCATTGGGAGCGTCACCCCGATAAATTAAACTTTGCCCAGTTCCATCTCGATTGGTTTGCCGAGCTGGCCAGCAGAATGGGAGTAAAGAATCCGATCACCACGGTGAACGATCTTCTTTTTGATTATCCCGCTCTGGATTCTTTTATCTCAATGGCTCCTGATTTTGATGCCGTCGTGATCAATTCACCAGGGCTCTCTGGTCAGTTTCAAAATTTTAACCCTGATCATTTTCGCACCCTTGTATCTAGGCTAGTAGCCAAAGGGCATCGTGTAGTCACAACCGCGCCCACTGGGTTATGTCCGGCGTTTGACGGAAAGAATGTGACTTGGATCGGAGCCACCGCCGCTAAAGCTAAGCTCATCGTCGGTACCTCCACCGGCCCCAGTTGGCCCTGCTTTAACGTTCACAACCGCCTAGCCACGCACATCATGTGCCTAGACACAGAAAGCGTTGTGCTTACCCCGCGCGGTCGGGTTGCCCGCAGTCCGCATCACGCCATTTCCATCCTCGAGGAACTAGGAATCCTATGACCTATAAAGGCCAGCTCACCGCCGCGATGAACTTACTGGCGGCTGATACTACCACCCGGTTCATCGGGTACGGTGTGAAGATCGGCGGCCGGGCCGCGGGCACCCTTAGCACTGTGCCGGATTGCCAGTTGGTTGAGACTCCCGTGGCTGAGAATCTTATGGTCGGCCTAGCCACTGGCATGAGCCTAACTGGCCTTAAGCCCATCGTTTTTATTGAGCGTATGGATTTTATTCTTAACGCACTGGATGCGATCGTTAATCACCTCAGCGCCGCCCGTGATATCTCCTGCGGTGAGTTTACCCCAGCCGCCATCCTGCGCGTTGTCGTCGGTAATAAAACAAAGCCGCTCTACACCGGCCCCACCCACGTCCAAGACTTTACCGACTCCGTCCGGGCTATGGTCAATTTTCCAGTCTTAAAGCTAACCAGCCCAGACGAGATCGTGCCCGCGTACCAGGATGCGCTGGATGCCTTGAGCCTAGGGCGCTCCACCATGCTCGTCGAAATGAAGGATCTGCTGTGAAACAAAACAAGTACAGCGACCTGAAAATCTTTTCGTTCCCAGAAAAGATCGCCAGCTTTCGGGACGATATTATCACTGCCCCGATTTACGTGCGGGTAAAGCCTATCAACATCTGCCAACACGCTTGCCGATTCTGCACCTACTCGGACGGCTCCACCCGCAAGAAGGATCGGCCAGATCTCCACCTCCAATCAGGCATGCACACCACAATGAACGAGCGGGACACCATGCCCAAAGAAAAAGCCCTCGAGCTGATGGACGATCTGGGCGCCATCGGAACCAAAGCCATTACCTTCTCAGGCGGTGGCGAGCCCTTACTGCACCGGGATATCGCCGTCATCATGGGCCGCGCCATCGATGTGGGTTTGGATCTGTCTATGATCACAAACGGCCAGAGCTTGTCCGGCCTGCGGGCGGAGGTATTAGGCCAGGCAAAGTGGGTGCGGGTATCCATGGACTACACAAGCTCCGAGCAGATGGTCGCTAGTCGTAACGTGCCCGAGTCTTGGTTCGACGGCGTCATCACTAACCTCGAGCAATTTGCCACAACAAAAACCGAGTCGTGCGACCTAGGTGTAAATTTCATAATTACAAATTACAACTACGAGGGCCTAGTCCCTTTTGCAAAGCGGCTTAAAGATATCGGAGTTGAAAACGTCCGCTTCTCACCCGTCTACGTGCAGAACTTTAAGGAGTACCACACCACAATCGCCACCCGTGTGCGCGAACAACTGGCCGAGTGCCAATCCTTTTGCGATTCAGACTTCACCATTAACACCACCTACGATCTGGATAGTCCTAGCAAATCTCCTCTGCGCCCGTTCCACCGTTGCCTTTACGCTCAGGCGGCCTGCGTCGTAGGTGCGGATCTGGATATCTACGCCTGCCATAACACCGCCTACAGCAACCACGGACGGATCGCCTCTATGAAAAACCAAAGCTTTGCCGAGGCATGGTTCAGCGATGAGGCACGGGCATGGCATAAGAACTTTAACCCTGGGGTGAGCTGCCAACATGAGTGCGCTAACCACGCCAAAGTCGCACTCTTTGAAAAACTAGCCACCGATAGCCACGACGCTTTCGTCTAAGAAAATGATATTAGGAATAAAAATAGGGGTTGGGATAGTGCTGGGAATCGTGTTTCTCAACTTGGCGTTCTGGGCTTTTATCATCCTAGCCTATCTGATCGTCACCCTATTGGAGTGTATTCTGAAGTGGATTGTTAGGATTATTAAATAGCAAATGAAAACACAAGAACAGATAAGCGAGGAAATGCTAAAATCATTCCTTGATTTTCTAAAAAAAGAAAATCCAGATTCAGAATTTTATGCAGTTCACAAGGAAAGCACAAAAGTATTAAAAGGGCAGAATGAAAACTAAGAGCGAGCTGATCGGTTTTGAGCTACGCATCAAAGATATCTTTGAGCAGGGTAAACTGCCTTATCTCCTGCACCTATGCGGGGGCAACGAAGACCAGCTAATTGATATCTTTAAAAACATTTCACCAGGGGATTGGATCTTCTCTAGCCACCGCTCCCACTACCACTACCTACTGGCAGGCGGAGATCCTGCCGTGCTCGAGCAGATGATACGAGACGGCCGGAGCATGTTTGTCTTTGACCGTAAATTAAACTTTTACACCTCCAGCATCCTTGCAGGCACCTGCGGGATTGCGGCCGGCGTAGCCGCATCACTCAAAGAGCAGGGCAGTGGTAAACGTGTCTGGTGCTTTTTGGGCGATGGTGCGGAAGACGAGGGACACTTTTACGAGGCGGTCAACTACGTCGATGGGAAAGAGTTACCGTGCACATTTATCATCGAGGATAACGACCGCTCTGTGGATACGTCTAAAGCCCAGCGGGGCAGGGGTCGCATCCAGTGGCCTGATTGCGTAAGGCGCTACCACTACACTCCTACCTACCCGCACGGCGGGGCAGGATGCAAAACCATGGTCACCTTTGATCCAGAGATCCGTCCTATCTGGTAGAGCGCACCCCGTTGGAATAGCTGAACTGCGAAAACAGTTTATTGTTTACGATCACCGTCACGGGCCCGTCTAGCACTCCATCTAAGTAAGTCATTTCTGCCCGCCAGTTTGCATCCGCCGCAAAAGCCACCCCAGAAAACGGCCTTCCTTTTAGACACCACTTTCCGTCGTCTAGGGTCAGCCGCTTTTCGCTTACCGCATCAGATCCCAGCGCCACGCTACAAAACAAAACAAAGATAAAAAACCACCTAGCCATCCACTAAAAATATAGGCCAGAACGTGAAGGGCAAGTTTTGACATTTGGCCGTATTCTATGGCCGCCGTCACCATGCTCGATCGTTTAATCGAAGCCGCTTTCAAAGAGCTGATCTCACCCGTAGTTACCGCTCCTACCTATCACCTCTCCCACGATCAGTCGGAGAACATGCCTCCGTCCATCGTGATTAAGGCGTCGATGGGATCAGAAGAACCCGTCAGAGGCAGTGGCGTATTCAGCGTCCCGGTAGAAATTATCTTTGACGAAAGCTACGACGACGCCACCCCCGCCTCTCACAGCGCCCAGTGTAGCCAGATCCTGCAGTGCTTTTTCGATGCGACTAATCTTTCAGCCAGGCTTAACGCCACCACTGCCATCGGTTCAGCCCGCACCTACAGCGCCAAGCTAGAATCTAGCGAAGCCAGCGCCGATAACGAGGAGCGCAGCTACAACCAAAACTACAAGCTCACCGTCATCGCGTTTCCCGGTTCCATCGCGAGTTGACACGTACTTTAGGACAATATGGCAAACGCAGTCACCATCGGAACCACTGGCCTTTCTTTTGGCGCTACGGCGGAGAGCGGCCTACTCATCTCGAGCTTTTCTGAAACCCGCAACATTGAACGCGCAGAAGTTAGAGACGCGACCGGAAATGTGGTCGGCCTAGCTTTGTATAACCAAACCGATTCTATCAGCTTCTCTGGTTCCATCACTGGCTCCTACACCACAACTGCAGGCGCCGTTCTCACCACCCTCGCCAACGCTACCAGCACAGGTGGCAAGATCGTGGTCGAATCTGTGGCCTTCTCCAAGAGCCCAGACGCTTTCGTCACCGTAGACGTCAGCGCCACCCGCTATCCAAACATGAGCTAAACCGCACCGGCGGTTTACTGAAATCCTCTTACAAAAATGGAAAGCTTCTGGGGAACAACTAACTTGAAAGTAGCGGCCGCCGCTACTGCCTTCGGCGCCACCCTACGCCAGCTCGATCCCGTCACCTGCATCGTCAAGGAGGGCGGTCAACGTCAGGTCACCTTCTGGTTCAGCTCCTCCGGCCCCGACGGAGACGAAGCCCGCGCTGAAATGGAGCGCACCTGGGGCGAAATGAAGTCTGACAAAGAATCCGCCATCCGCTTTGTCCGCGCCGCCCTTGAAAACCGAGAAACGCTCCTAGGATTGGTTAAACGGGCCGAGCCTATCCTTTCCATCCAACGGGGCGGGCAGACGTTGTTAGTGCCAGAGAAGGCCCGTCCTGAGCTTAAGCGTGCCCTTCTAAACAAACTATGAGCGACAACCTCGAGCAAGATCTGGACGAGGCGTTTATCGCCCCAGATACATTCTTTAAAGGCGACAAGCTGGCACCGTATACGGAGGGCAGCCGCCTGCTCATGCTTCAGGTGAGGGATGAGGCGGACAGCGCCATCTACTTCGTCTGGTCATTCGTCTACATCCACATCCTGCTTGCCCAAGACCGCCGGGCCGCCATCAAACTGGCGTGGGACCGGGATGCCTTTCGCGAAAAGCTTCTGGATTGGTCTGAGAATATGACAGAGGAGGATCGTACGACCGCCTCCCTCGTCTGCTCCTCCGTGCTCGGGGCCGCCAATAAAGCCCGCGTAAACGTCATCCCCGGCGCCTTGGCCGAGGCCGCACCCCCAAACGTCTAGCGCCAGGGGGGAGCGCCGCATGCGTCTTCGTCCTGGCAAAGGAGACCGGATGGTCCATCGAAAAAATCTTATGGGAAATACCCCTCAGCCAAGTTCACCAGGCGGAACACGTTTTCCTGTATATGAACGGCGCCAAGCTGAGGCGGGCCAACCATATCGGTGGCTCCGATATTCGTGACATCGAAAGGCTGTTAGGATTATGAGCGCCACCTTTACCGTAGATGCGACCAAACTAGAAAGGGCGCTTAAGGCTTTTATTGGAAATACCAAACTGGAAGCAGGCAAGGAGATGAAAGTTCAAGCCCGCATGCTTTGCGTAAGTCTTGCAAAAGGTACCCAACCTTTTGGACTAGATTCTGGAGCAAAGAAACAAGGAGAAAAAGCGGTGGCTCGAGATATTGGGCGAGTCTACAAAAGCCCTGCTGGAGCCAGCGTCGGTATATCTAAACTATCTACAGGCGGTGGTAAAACCTCTACTCAAAACGCCGCCCAAGCAGGACGTGCTTTCTCTGCCTTAGTAAATTCTAGATTTACAGGTAAGGGCAAAAAGAAGCGCACTATGGCTGCCCGTAGCCAGGCGCAGGAACTACTTAACCGCATTAACTCCGCTCCCTTCGTTCATACCCAGCTGGGCGCGTTTGATGGTGGCAAAGACCACGCCGCAGCCAGATTTGGTAAACGCAAAAGCGTTCCAAAAAATCAGTTTATCGGTCTTGTCGTAGATAAATCTAGCGACCTAAAAAAATACTACAAAGAAAAGATGAGTCATGTGGGCATAATGAAAAGCGGCTGGTCTTCCTGCGCTAAGCTTTTGGGCGGCCTAAAGGGATTCCCCGCGTGGGTTACCCGCCATGGCGGGGGCGGAACGGTGGACGACCAAAGCTCTAAGGCCGTCGGCACCTTCTCAAAGCCCTATATTAAAATCACTAACAAGATCCCCGGCATCGGTAACGCCATTAGCGATAGCACCATCCAGCGCTCCATTGACATCCAGCTCAAAAAGATGATGAAGCGCCTAGGCATTATTGCAGACTACGAGCGCAAAAAAGCAGGCTTTGCCTAAAAATGGACGCCGTCGCCACCGCTAAACTCGCCCTCGACGCGTCCGGCATGGATCGCGGTCTGCAAAAAGCTAGCGACAGTGTAAATAAATTTGCCAAGCAAGCTGGCACCGCCTTAGTCGGAGCCTTTGCCATGGATAAAGTCATCAGTGGATTCAGCACCGCTATTGAAAAGGGCGACCAGTTGCAGGATCTAGCTAATCGTTTCGGCGTGTCCGCCGTTTCCATTCAAGAGATCGGCAACGCCGCCAGTTTGAGTGGGGCAGGGGTAGAGGACGTGGCCAGCGCCATGAATAAGCTTTCCAAAAACGCAGGAGAGGCCATCGGCGGAAACGAGACCATGGCTGAATCGTTTGCTAAAATTGGCCTTAGTGTTGAAGACCTAAAGACGATGAGCCCGCAGGATCTCTTCATGTCGCTGAGTAAGGCCATGGCCAGCGGCACAATCCCAGCCACAGAACAGCTCGCGGTCGCTTCAGACGTTGCAGGTAAAAGCGTGGGAGCCTTGATGGAAACCCTACGCATGGGGCCAGAGGCCATTTCGGCCAACGGACAAGCCATGGGCGTTTGGTCTGCGGAAACTATCCAGCAACTGAGCGAGGCATCTGATGCAATTAAAGTCCTGCAAAACAGGTTTACCATCGGATTCGGGGTGATGGCTCAAGTCATCATGCCAGTCGTTAAAACCCTTGAAATGCTCTCCGAACAGCTTGGCTTTGCAATGGCATCAGCTGGCGAAGTTATGAAGGGCGATTTTAAAAACGCCATGGGCATCGCTGGCGCTGCCGCCACTGCGCGTAAAAACTTTGGGCAAGATACGGCCGCACCTAAAGCCACAACTGGTCCGATCGATACGGAGGGCGGCCCATCCGCAAAAGATAAATTAAAGGCAGAAAAATCTGCCATTAAAGACGCGAGCACCGCAGAAAAAGACGCCATCAAAGATCGTACGGCCGAAGCCATGCGCGTCCTCGCCAACGAGGAGAGTGAGAAAAAACTGGCTAACGATAGCTACGAACGGGATCGTGCCCGTGCCACAGAACGCATGCTTGAGGCCGCCAACTTAGAAGTAGAGGCGGCTATGGAAAAGCAGAAGACCGATAAAGAGCAGGCCGGAAAGATTGCGGGCCCAGGCGGAACGTCTCGCCAATACCAGCAAACCAAAGGCGGCGCCGCCAGCGAAGTGCTCGGATTTGCAGGGGCACTAGGCGATAAGGGAATCTCGAACACTGTCACAAGGGAGCGAGCTAAGGCCGCCAAAGATCAGCAGAAAATTAACAAAGAAGAATTTGATGCCAAAGTAATGTCTGGCACTAAAGAGTTTGTAGGCGGAAATCAACGCACCATGGCCAGCCGTCGCCAGGAATTTATTAAGTCGGAAGCGGGCAAGGAAGCAAAAGGCCAAAAAACCCTATCCGACGTCTATACCGTACTGGATGAAGCACTGAGAAAACTAACCTCTGCCCCGCTAGTAGGGTCTGGAGCTTAATAATATGCCTTCCGCCACTATCATCGGTTCCCCGTCCTCGGGCGCTAAAACCCTGCGCCGTGTAGATTACGCCACCGAACGCAACGGACTAGAAACCCTCACGGAGATCTACACTATCCGAACGGCAGATCGTGCCAGCATCCAGCCCGCCTTTCTTACCACTCACAAAAACTTCAGCACCAGCTCTACTAAATACGAACGAATGGTAGTCGAGAACTTTTCCTTTCGCGCGCAAGACGGCGACATCTCAGAGCTTACCGTCACCTACGTGGGCCTTACATCAGCCAACGGGTTGCCCGGCGCCTTGATCAGATTTATTCCCACGCCTGGCGCTGGAATTAAAGGGCCTAACGCTGTCATCCAGGTTGAATATCTCTCAACTCAAACTGAATCTGAATTAATCGCCACAGATAATACCAATCAAACCATGCCCACGATTATTAACGGCACTCTTATGCCAGCAAATTTCAAACCATTTTACAGAGAAAATGCTACCGGCTACGATGATTATAGAGGCTACACCTATTCCAGCACTGAATCGGTACGGCGCGGGGCGTTTCTTGTCCTGACGGTTATTTTTAAAGAGCTTATGATAAGCGCTTTTGTTACTGGTCGCATAAACACGGGTGGTACTGGGTAATGCCACGCGTCTCTAAACTTAAGCCACTAGAGGGCGCCTCGCGCCTTGCCTTGGGTTTTTTTAATAACCTTATTAATCGCATTGAGTGCACTAAGCCTACCGCAGGCACAGGCGTAACAATTACCGAAGAAGACAACGGCTTTAAAATATCCGTAGCCCTTTCCAGTACCGTCACCCTCAACGTTTGTAGTAACGGCGAGCCCGACACAATAAAAGTCTACGTTGCGCCTTCTTAGCCTTTGACAATGAGCGTCCATAAACAATGAGCTTAGACATCCTCATCGATAGCAAGGCGGGCACACTAATCGCAGGTGGATCGGCACCCTTTGGCACTCTCCCCACACTTACCCGTAACGATACCTACACCATCCGCGTACGGCCCCAGGAGAAGGTGGCCAACCTTTACCGAGACACCACGTTTTCCGCGCCCAGTTTTAAGCTCGGGGTCGGCTTTTTAGATCTCGAGCCCACCGCAGGCACATTCAAGCTCACTACACCTACTGGCACCTCTAGCGCTATTGCTTATAACGCCACCACGGCCGCCATCCTTACCGCCGTATCAGGGATCGCGGGTAACGTCACCGTAGCCACGTTTGGGACAGACGGCTCCGCCTGGCTTATCACCGCCGCCACCGCGAACACCGCGCTTAGCTTTAGCGGATCATCTTTTACCCTTTTCCCACCGTGCGACGTCCTTATCGGCACGCGTCTAAACTACGCCTCTGGCGTCTGTGCCCAGGTAACGGTGGCCTTGCATCGTTCACCGGCCGTCTATTCGGACACCTTCGCCGCCAGCTCTACCGCTGGGCAGATTGCGCTTAGTGTAATCAATCACGGATCGGCCACAGCTAACGAGACCTACCAGCTTGTGGTGGGCCCAGACGTGGACTCTGGCACCTTTATCTTAAATTACGGTGGCACCGCTACCACCGCTATATTCGTCGGGCAGACCGCTGTTAGTTTTGCGGCAGCTTTAGAGGGGATCACTGCAATCTCCACGGGTAACATCGCCGTGGCTGCCGCAGACGATTACTCGTCTTATAACATCAGCTTTGTCGGCGCCCTCGGATATACCAACATAACCACCGCTCTTACTTTGGACGCGACCAACGTGGTGTATGCGAAGTATTACGAGAGCGCTGTGACCATGAACACGGCAGAAATCGACCAGCTTTTCAGCGAAACCACAGAAAACTACATCGAACCCATTTTAGAGGTTGAGATTGTAGACGGCGGGACAAGGCAGACCGCCCTGCAAAGCACCGTTAAACTACGTCGCGATCTTATCACCAGTGCGTCTGCCATTCCCACACCGCAGGCCGCTTACCTTTCTTCTGCGGAGAGTTACGCCGCTTTTCTGCGTAACAGCACCACTGGCTTTAACAGTTCAGGCGGATCGCAAAGGCTCTACGGATCGGACGGGGCGGTTAAACTGCAAGCCACCAGCATCGGCCTAGGATTCTTTACCGCCACCCCTGTGGCCCAACCCTCCCAGATTAACGTCGTTAGCGGGATGATTAACCTCGGCCTGCTTGCGTCGTCCGTTACCTACGGGGTACTACCCACATCGCCCTTTACCGTTACCACCCTTACGTCGGTTAGCTTTGGCACGGTAAACGCCAACGACCAGCACTACCGAGACGTGACCGTGACGGGTGCGGAAATTAATAACGTCGTACTGCTTGGCCTACCCACGGCCGTGTCCGCTGGGGCCGTCATCCAGGGCGTAGTCTACAAGACCAACACCGTCTGCCTTTCCTGCACTAACGCAGACAACACCTCCATCGCTGTAAACACCGCCACCTACCGCATCACCGTCATCGGATATTAAAGCGGGGCCGTTGCCCTAACGAAATCCTGTTCATGCAAAAAGTTCTGCATCCAGCTTACTTTCCAGTAAACTCTTGTGGTGTTTATCCCTCAAATTGGCAAAATTTTACACTAGCACAAGCTATGGCCGCTTACTGGAAAGTTAAGTCGTGGAACTTTTCATTTTCCAACTACTCTGGCGGCGGAGGCGGTTCTTTTAATATAATTGTAAATGTTGATAAAATGTCAGATTTAGTTTGTTCAACATTTTCTAGCGGGTCTGGAACTGGAAGCGATGAAGTGTTTACTCTTTCTGGAAATGTTTCTGCTTCTGGAGTGCAGATGGAAGTAAATTGCTTTGATGATATAAATTTTTATTACGACTCCGGTCTTTCTGGTGGATCTCAGCTAGTTACAATTACAATAGGAAATGAAATAATAATAACATCTGGAACTTTCCCATCAGGAGTTTCAGCAACTGTTACAATTACGGCCACCAGCTTCTTCTAGGATGGCAGCCTTTGACACCCAATGCCCAGAATGGCCGCTGGCGTCTATAATTTAACCATTGAACAAGGCGTAGATCTAGCCCTCGAGGTGGCCGTAAAAGACAGCACCGCCGCCACCTACTCACTCACCGGCGCCAGCGTGGCCGCCCAGATACGCGATACCTACAATGGGTCCCTCCTAGCCACGTTCGCCTCTGTTACTGCCACCGGCACCGCTGGCGTCCTTACCCTGGCGTTAAGCGCCGTCACCGCCTCCGCCTTGCCGTTGTCTGGTGGGTACTGGGATCTGCTTCTTACCACCAGCGCCGCCACTAAAGTCCGCCTGCTCCAAGGAAGCGTATCGATTGCAGGTGAGGTGACAGAATAATGGCCCTTACCGCCACCGTCTGCGGTCCGGCCTCCATCAGTGTGGCAGTGGGTACACCTATCGTCACTGGCTCAGCCGGGGCAGGGGGCGTAACCACCGGCACGGCCGTGGCGCTGGCAGTAGCGCTGGGCTGACATAGCAATATAGAAAGAATAAAATGAAACAGATCTGGCCAAATTATAGCTACAGTCCCACGACAAACGTACTTACCCTCACGGGTCTTAACATAGACCGCGACCAGCTTCTGCTCGTCACGGCCGCCGATCGCGGGCGGATCATGTATAACTTTGCCGATAGCACCGTTACCGCATCCGCCTTTACCGCTGGCGCTAACACTGGCCTTACCCTGGTGGCGTCTACTGCGGGCCTCACCACCACCGCCGCCCTGGTAATCTACTACGATGATCAGGTCGCGGGGGTCTCTGGCACGGTGACGGCAAACGCTGGGGCTAATGTTGCTACCGCTTTTTATGATGGAATTAAGTCGTGGGCTAATAACCAAGGAGGAGACGGAAGTTTGCCAATCTTTGTAAGTGTTGCTAATCCCAACTCGATTATTGGCGGTGGGTATGCTGATTTATTTGATCTTGGAGATAGTGGCGCTCTGCTTGTGCAGGCCAATGTTACAAACTTCCCAGCCACACAAGCCATCTCCATCTCCTCCGTCACAGTTGGAAATTCGATCACCGTTGGCTCTCTTCCAGTTCTGCTTTCTACTACCACCATCGGCGGAACAGCTCGGCTGAATGTAACCCTATCCTCAGCCGCCACACCCGGTTCAATCGTGCCAAGCTACGCAAACCTATACGGAGGCACAGATGGCACAAACCTCCGTGCGATTAGTGTAGACACAACTGGCCGGACTGTAGTCACAGGAACAGTCTCGCTTGCCTCGCTCCCCGCCCTAGTCGCTGGCACGGCACAGATTGGTTCAGTTACCGCATCGCTCGCCATCTCCTCCACCGCCATCACCTCGGGCAGTTTTGCGTCACTCACCTCAGCCACCCTCGTCCCTGCCAACACAGCTCGCAAAATGGCAACAGTCTACAATCTCGGATCGGGGCAGTTGTTTGTGAATGCTGGGGCTTCTTGTACGACCCTAGGCGGCGGGTTTATGGTGGCACTTTCTAGCGGTGATTACTTTGAGTGCGACTTTACAACCACGACTTTATCGGCACTTTTTGCAACGGCTGGAACGGCTAGCTGGGTCAGTCATTAAGGAGTAGGCGATGCCTTTGTTCCGAAAGCCAGCAATCACACCCTCACTTGCATTGTCTAAATATAAAGCGGGTGACTATTTTACTCTTCCAATCGTTAGCACTCAAACAGGAGCCGCAAATTCTGGGTTTTTGGTTGCGTTTCCATTGTATTTTCCAAGCATTTCTATTGATAGGATTGGGTGCTTAGTCACAGTTGCTGGTGGGGCAGGTTCACTTGGAAGGATGGGAATTTATAATGCTTCAACCACAGAGGCATATCCATCAACTCTGTTAATTGACGGTGGAACAGTCTCTGTCGCAACTACAGGAAATAGAGAGGTAACAGTAGCCGTAACGCTTGCCGCTGGTTTTTATTGGTTAGCCTATTTATCCGATACAGTAGTTACCTTAGCCCCAACAATGCGTCAGCAAAATGTTTGTGTGAATCCATTCGCTCCAATCGTTTCAACAAACACACTTTTTCAATCTGGTGGTGGAGTTCGCGCTGGTGGCGTTGCGTCTGGAAGTTTACCAGCAACATTTCCGGCTGGTGCAACTGACTTAATTGGGTCTGGTGGAGTTCATATTATTTACACTCGTATAGCCTAATGCCCCTCCTCCTCCTCGCTCTCTTCCTCTGCTCTTGCGCTCCTAAGCACACGGACAACAACCCCCTGCCAAATTACGAGATGATGCAAGCCGCCGAGGATGCGGGGAAGACACCCAGCAAATGAAAACTACTAAAGCGCAAAAGAAGCGCACACATATACGAAAACACGTTTCCTTGGTCATGTCTAAAGCAACACGCAAAGAAAATCCCAAAGGCTTTACATTCCCCGACAACCTTTTCGCAATTATGGGATGGCATCGGACTAAGGCTTGAATAACGAGTTTTCTTATTAAAGGCCATGATCTCAAATGAAGCAGAGGACAACGGCCCCGGCTGGCGCGAGTTTTGGCAGAGCCTAAAATGGCTAGAGGCGGAAGGCTACATCGAGCTCTTTTACGATAAGAACGGGGAAGAGACTGTCCGCATAGCCGAAGGGGCCGAAGGCTACACTCTATGAGCACCGACCAAGTCGCTGAACTTTCCGAGCGCTTGTCTATCGTGAGGGAAGCGGTCGCCCGCGTGGAAACTAGGCAGACCGTCATTCTGGATTTAATCGAGCGCTCACAAGCCAGCCTGGGGGAATACCACGGCCGCCTGCGTGAAATGGAAAACAACGCCCACAGCTTGCGGACAAAGATCTGGCTTATCAGCGTCTGTGCCGGGGCCGTCTGTTCAATGGTCTGGGAGTTAATCAAGCGCCGGATCGGGCTTTGATCCTTTGACACCCCGCTAGGGGTATGCAACCCATAATCACCACCCTCCTACAGATCGACTGGCTCGGCGCACTAGGCGCCCTTACCGCACTTCTCGCAGCCGTAGCGGCAGTGGCCGCCTTTATCCCTGGGGATGAGCCGGAGGCCACCCTTCATAAGGTCGTGGACTTCCTGAGTCAGTTCAGTAAGAAGCCCTAAAAAGTATGATCACTGGCGTCCTAGCTTTGCTGGGGGCAGTGGCGGGGATTGTCTTGTGGGTAATGAAAAGACGCACTCCCTTGCAAAGGGATTACGAACAGATCGAGATCGATCGATTAAAGAGGAACCGTGATATTGATTCGTGGTGGTCTAATCGTCCTCCTAACGCTTAGTGCGCTTACCTCCTGTGCGACTCTCCCGCGCACAGAAGGCCCGCCACCGACGCCGGACACGATCAGCGACCTCATCATGCGGTGGGACGCTATCGAACGCCGTGTCGGTCATTGTAATAAAGAATATAGGGATCAGTACGTTGCGGCGCTTAAGGCGCTTTCTGACTCTCTGGCAGAAACAGCAAAGTCTAACGCCCGCGAAGGACGATGACCACCCTAGCTGAGAGTAACGTCCGCACCCTAGCGGCGATCGATACCCTCGCGCCCGCGTTTCAAAAGCGGGTAAGGGGATGGGCGATGGAGATGGTAAATTCTAAGATCCCGCCACTGATCTACTGCGGCCGCCGTACTATGGAGGAGCAGACCGCCCTCTTTGCGATTGGTAGATCCGCCCCTGGTAAAATTGTGACCAAGGCCAGAGCAGGCGAGTCGTTCCACAACTACGGCCTAGCCTTTGATTGGGTGCCTCTAAAAATCTCCCCTAAGAATCCAGATCTGTACGTCGCGGATTGGGACGATGAAACCGCCTTCCGATTAGGCGAGCACGTCGGAGAAGCCTTTGAGCTAGCGGCCATAAGCTGGGAGACGGGTCATCTTCAAGCGACCGAGTACGCGAGCTGGCGTGACATTCTACATGTTAAAGTGGAAGAACGAATGAGCGTCTTTGCAAAACCTACAGCTACCCGTCGCCTAAAAACTAGGAAACCATGACCGAGTCGCCCGCCATTCATAAGCCTATGGGTGAGGAGCACGAAAAGCACCTTGCGGGGATTATCAATGATCTAGCCAGAGATGTGTCCAAAAAGTATCGCAAAGGGCAGGAGGAGCACGGTGGCGCCCTGTGGCGTCGCCCTGTGTGGAAGGATACCTGGGACGAAGTGCTCGATCTTTGTACATACGTGCACACCCTACGTCTCCAGCTTTCGGTCATCGCCGAGCTCGCTTTGCAAGGCGCTGCCGATAGTACGGTCGCCGCCTGCCAGAGCAGAGAAAATTGTCGCCAGATCCTAGCAGTCCTACAGGGGTTCCCGTCCGCCCAGGACAAAAAGTGAAGGTAATAAAAAAGTGGAAGCGGTGGCTGGCCGTGTCCTGCTCCCACGGCCACCTGGCTAATCCGGCCGCCTGTGCCGCCGCTTTAGAGATGAAGCGCAGGTGGATCCGACCAAACAGTGGGGACAAAGTCCTGCATCTGGGTGACTTCCTAGATCTATCGAGCCTCATGGGTAGCGCGCGGAAGGATCCTGATAATCCTGAACGATCGATCTCGATCCGTGAAGACTTCGACGCTGGGCTAAATTTCGTCCGCCAGCTCGCCCCAAACTATCTTTATGAGGGGAATCATGAACACCGTCTAACCGCGCTCCAAACCTCACCTAGCGCCATTGTGGCTCACTGCTGCATGTCTGCAAAATCGGAGATTTACAACCTGTGCAAGGATCTGAAGGCGGAGTGGGTGCCGTATGATATTGAGAAGGGGTGGCGTGATCTGGGTGGCACTGCTTTCGGTCACGGGTTTATGTTTTCAGAATCCAGCGCAGTAAGAGATCACGTAGAGATGACCCGCAAACCCGTAGTCATCGGCCATCTGCATAGGATCGATCGATCGTCCGGCCGTAGCTTTGGCGCCCCGGTGGGTTGGACGATTGGATGCTTGGCGGATATCGGATCGATGCACTACGCCAGACGAATGAGATCCGTGACTAGGTGGCAACACGGCGTCGCCTGGGGCGAGTACGTAGAAGGCGGGCAGGGGTGCACGGTGAACGTCCTGTCGCCAGTGGAGGGTCAGTGGCGCTACCCGATCTAACGCGGGATTGGGCGCTGGCCCTGCAGGATCATGTTGCAGGGAGAGCGGAACGCCCAGCGCCGGCGGGCTGGCTAACGACAAAAGGCATCGCAGATCTTTTAAAAATTACTCCTCCACATGCGAGTCGCGTTTTATCTTCAATGGTAAAAGCAGGAAAAGCGGAAATGAAAAAATTTTCTGCTCCCGTACAAGTCCGACATACAAACGCGCTCACCGCCTACGGCCCGCGTCGTGCCTACACTCGGCTTACACCTTTTTTTCGTTTAATAAAAACAAAACAATCGAGTAAGAAATCCTAAGC